AGAAGAGGAGGATAAAAACATGGTAGTAGCAACAAATCCAACATCACAAAGCAACATACCAACACTAAGTACAAGCGGACCAGCAAAACGAGATACCAGCTTAAGACCAGCATCAAGGCCCACAAGTAGACCAGCAACAAATACCACAACCAGTCCCGCAAAACCAAGTGGTGGTTATACGTCGGTACTTCCTAAACAACCAACTGAAGCTGAAAAACTACAGTATATAAACCAATATTTAGTAGAAAAAACGAATGCGTACAAAGAGCAAGGACATTTCCCGGGTATTGCTAATCCAACTTTAGAAGATTTATATAATTTAGAATCTCAGTTTGCTGGTGATGATAGTACATATTTCCCAAGGCTTCGTTCGTACGAATCTTGGCGACATTGGTGGGATCAGTCTACAGTAGCTCTAGATAATGAAGGTGGGTTAAAAGAAATTAAACCTGCAATAGGTTGGCTTTACAAAGAACCACCACCTATATCCCCAGAGATCTTAAAAGCAACTAAGCTCGCTGAGGATCGTGATAAAAGTTTATCTGAATTCCAAAACGTTAGTAAAACTATAGTTAATGACCCAGATGATTATAATTGGTATGATCATAGGGCATCTACATGGTACGAAGGTTATGGAGAACATGGAGTAAACCCAACTGGTACAGGTAATTTTGTAGATTTATCTAAATTAGAAGAAGGAACTGCTGCATATGATATAGCTTACACAGCTATTGAAAATAATATTTTAGGTTTATTCCAACAGAAAGGTCTTTCTAATGAAATAATAGAAAACTCTCACAGATACCAATCTCTTATTTCTCAAGCTAAAGAAGGTGATACGATAGGTGCTTTCAGAGCTGCTGCTTCTTATGTACCAAATGCTATAGAACGTGGTGCTAAATGGGGAGGTGAAGGTATGCCGGGTATAGGTAAAAGTTATTTACAAAGTATTGCTGATGGAGCTGTAATACCTACCAGTACTTATGCTGAAAATACTGATCCATATTTTACAGACATTATACAACAGCTTTATACTACTGGGTTTGGTACACCAATAGAGGATATAGATTCTGATGGGTTAAAGTATTGGCTAGATGAAGTAAAGGAGACTGGAGATTGGAAATCAATAGCTCAATCTTTTTTAGATTCAGATGAAGCTAAAGTTAGAGATCAGTATTTTGAACATTATAATAGAGACGCAGACAAAGCTATCGACTACTGGTTGCAGTCAGATTATCCTGCTGAAGAATTTGATAGGTCGGTTAGTTATAGAGGTGAAGATTTAAATGGTGATGGTTTTATATCACTTGATGAGGTATTCAGTTCTAGATACGACGTACAAACTGAAACAATCATACGTGATATGCAAAGAGATCTTATAGGTAAAGTCTCTAGTCAAGACGATAAGACTACTATGCCAGATTATGTTTATACTGCTCCAAATAATGACGATATAATAGCTCAGGTAAATAAACTTAATAATATGACCACAACCGAGAAACAAGATGCACTTGGAGACATGCAAGGGGACTTACAAACAGAAAGTTTAATAATGGATGCTGCAAATCAGTCTCATTCTGATAGCAACCCAGCAGATCCAAATGCCACTGGAATTGGTATGATTTCAACTAGTGATCAGATAGACGATGCTAAAACCACGCACCACTCTGACGATTCAGTACCTCCACTGGTCGCATCTAACAATCAGGTTACGTCATCTGGCGACTGGGATGCAATGGAAGAAGGTACAGGAAATCCAGACCAAACATACGTACCATATACTGGATATGAGACTGGGACTATGACTGCTGAAGAAGCTGAAAACTTGATATTACCTCAAAACATTGGGGAATGGAAAGAACACTCAAGTCTTTGGTCTCCAGCTATCTCTGGTACAGATGGAGGTACAAGTACAATAGGTGAAGAAGGCTGGACCCCAGAAATACCTGATAAACCTAGTAGACCTGAACCACTAGAATTAAACCGAACAGAAATAGATTATACAACTGATTATAAATCAGATGTAAAAGATAAAAGTGGTTATAAAAAAACTAAATCAAAATTTAACAAAGCTTATAACTCATTAAATCCTACTGTCAATGCAGATGGTAGTGAACTGACAGCAACTCCACAGACTGTAGGTCAAAGGTTTGTAGATAAAAGTGCTAAAGGTGTTAGATTTAAACGATCTTTAGCTGCTCTTTCAGGTAGAGCTGCTTTAGGTACTAAACAGTTAGCTCGTGGAAATAAAAGACCAACACCATTATCTACTTTATATGCAAACCTATGAGTATCGTACAAAATATATGTCACCTGAAAATAAGTAAACCAACTTAATATCGATAATGTCAGCTAAAACAAGATTTGACAGTTTAGCATCAGAACGTTCTCAGTTTCTAAACATAGCAGAAGAGGCAGCAAAACTAACTATTCCATATATAATTCGTGGTGAAGAGGAGTATAACTACGGTGCTAAGAATTTATCTACACCGTGGCAATCAGTTGGAGCTAAAGGTGTAGTCACCTTAGCAGCCAAACTACAACTTGCATTGGTACCAGTTAACACTAGCTTCTTTAAGCTGCAAGTTAACGATGCAATGCTAGGAAAGATTGATCCTAAAATCAAAACAGAATTAGATTTATCCTTTGCTAAGGTAGAGAGAACCATCATGGACTCTATTGCAGCATCAGACGATCGTGTTGTTATACACCAAGCTCTTAAGCATTTGGTGGTAACAGGTAATGCGTTAATCTTTATGGGTAAGGATGGTTTAAAACTATACCCTCTAAATCGCTATGTATTAGAACGTGATGGGAATGGCAATGTAATTGAAATTGTCACCAAAGAAAAAATTAGTAAAAAATTATTACCAGAACTTGAAAACGACTTAAATGTAGAAGACGAGTCTGAATCTAAAGATGACGTAGATGTGTACACACATGTCCGTCTTGATAATAATAGATTTCTCTGGCATCAAGAAGTTAACGATGAAATATTACCGAAGTCAATAAGTAAAGCACCAGTTGAAACAACACCATGGTTACCTCTACGATTTAATACAGTAGATGGTGAACCTTATGGGCGTGGTAGAGTAGAAGAATTCATGGGTGACCTTAAGTCACTAGAAGCTTTATCACAAGCAATTACAGAAGGTAGTGCAGCAGCAGCTAAGGTTGTTTTTGTAGTATCACCTTCTAGTACAACTAAGCCAGCAACTCTCGCAGCTGCAGGTAATGGTGCTATTGTACAGGGCAGACCTGATGACATAGGTGTAGTGCAGGTAGGTAAACAAGCTGATTTTGCTACGGCATATCAGATGATACAAACCTTAGAGAAGAGGTTATCTGAAGCATTCCTGATATTGTCAGTACGTCAATCAGAACGTACTACAGCAGAGGAAGTTAGGATGACACAATTGGAACTAGAGCAACAACTAGGTGGGCTATTTAGTGTACTTACTGTTGAGTTCTTAGTACCATATTTAAATAGAAAGCTAAGTGTATTCCAGAAGACTGGGGAGATTCCTAAGATACCTAAGGGTATTGTTAATCCTACCATCGTCGCAGGTATTAATGCACTAGGCAGAGGTCAAGATCGTGAGAGTCTTGGACAATTCCTTACAACTATCTCACAAACTATGGGACCAGAGGCTACTCAGCAATACATAAATCCTGAGGAAGTTATCAAACGTCTAGCTGCTGCACAAGGTATAGATATACTTAACCTTGTAAGAAGTATGCAAGAAATACAAGGTGAACAACAGCAAGCAGTTCAACAAGCACAACAAGTTGAATTACAGAAAGCTCAAATAGGATCACCAATGATGGACCCAAGTAAAAACCCCGCATTATTAGGAGGACAACAAGGTGGATAAGGTCAACCCGTCCCGCCCACGGAAGGCTAAACGTAAAGTTGTTAAGCCACCTGAAGAGGCAAAGACAGAAAACAAATATGCACCGAAAATGAAAGTCGGTAAACCAACTATTGCAGCACCCGGATCTAATCAGGTGACAACAGTTGGTCTTGGAAATCTTACAGTAATCACCCAGAATGGCAACACTAACGTATGACTCTAATGAGCAAGTAGAAGGAGAACTTACTGCTGAAGAACAGGATTCACTTAAAGTAGGTGAAGCCCTAGAAGAGCAGCAGGACTCTTTACTTGCTGGTAAGTATAAAGATGCTGAAGCATTAGAGAAAGCATATATCGAACTACAAGGTAAGCTAGGTAAATCACAAGAAGAGGAACCTGAAGCAGAGCCTGAGGCTGAAGAAGAAGTTAAGGAAGAGGAGCCTGAAGAGGAACCTGACTATGAATTCCTTGATAAACTATGGGAAGAATCAAAGAATGAAAAATACTCTGATGACATCCTAGATAAATTAAATGATATGAATCCAGCTGACGTAGCTCAGTTGTATTTAAATTATCGTTCAGGTGTTGATACAGAACCACAAGAACTGTCACAAGAACAAGCATCAGAACTACAGAAGTCTGTTGGTGGTGAGAAGCAGTATAACACTATGCTACAATGGGCATCAAACAATTTTGATGATA